CTCGGTAACCTTGATAATAGCCGCACCATAAAGACTTTCGGTTGAAACAAGTGTTGGAGTAGCTGGAGCATCTGTATCATTTGCAACTGTTGTTGAAACAACGGAACTCCATCCAGATTGATGACCTTGCACATCTATAATTCGCACTTTAACATATGCAGTGATACCACCATATGGAGCAATTATACTAACAGATGTTTCATTTGTGGTGTAATAATTCCAATTTGATCCATCAAAACTATAAGCTATTTCATATGTAAACGGCACTTCCCAACTAACTGCATCATATTGAATGTCAACAAGTGGTGCTTGTAAATTAGTGTCATAATGCGATGAGACCGTTAAATTCGCAGGTATTGAAGGATTGCTGGTTGGAACAACAACAGTTAAATTATATGACGCTGTTGCTGAAATCAAGTCGTCGACAGAAACAGAATAAGCAGAAATAGTAAACGTGGTATTTGCTGTAACAATATATTCTTTTGTAACATTCTCAGTTGCTCCTGGAGTTGAAGTTGGGAAATAATAAATTTCTTTACCGCCACCAGATGGTTGAATGGTCAAATATGTGCCTTTTACATCTGATGAATCGCTATGTGTTAACGTAATATCAATTGTCGCTTTGCGTGTGTTTCTGTCGTAATTATAGGTTGCACTAATCGATGGTGTGTTTGGCACGGTATTAGTGCCTATAATCGGCTTCTTATATAAATAATACTCTGCTGTCTTTTCAGAAACTACATCATTAACACCAATAGCAAAAGAATAATAGCCATCTTCTGATGGCTTAAAGATATACTGTGTCTCATATACCGTTATTTTTGTTGTTATGCCATTATGAAATATATATACATCATACTGTGTTGCACTATGCACAGCATTCCATTTGATTGTGGCACTGTCCAATGTTGGCGCCACATCGACATCTATTTGAGTAATATAATTAACGCTTTTTAAAGTGCTTGTCGTGTATTCGTATTCCTCTGATTTGCCGTATTGGTTAACCGCATAATACTTAAATTTGTAAACTGCATTTTCATAGAAATCCAAATCTAAATACGGTAATGTAATTTCATTAACACCGTTATCTATTACTCCGTTTACTTTTTCTATATTCCAATTAACAACTATTTTATCATAATTAGCAAAATTGAAATATGTTCTTAGTTTTTTCACGTTGTCACCCCTTTAAGGCGTGAAATTTTATGATGGTCCTTCAATGTCTATCACGGTTGACGTTGGCACACTTAACTGCACTGGTGCTAAAGTTGTTCTAACTACTCCTGCGTCGCTTTGTGAAGCAACATTTAGCGATGGCGAACCTAATAATCCAGCTGATATTGTTGTAAGCCAAAAACCATCTTTAATCGTGTGTTGCACTCTGCGTAAAATCATAGTCGAATTATTTAAACTCGTATCATATAAAGTCATCGTAATTGCTCCGCCGACAAATAAATCTGGCATAAATTTCATTAATTTAGCATTCACAATATACAGCGAGCGTAAATATTTCAAATAACTTTCTGCTAATCTTTGCAAAGTTTCTTGTTCTATGTAAGATGTCTTTAATGACTTTTCATTAGAAATAACATCGGCTTCTTCGAATATTTGCTTAATAGAACCGCTTTCGATATACGGATATACATCAACTTTTGCTTCTACAATCGCAACGTTAATATCGGCTGAGTTATTCGTTACATCTAATATTATACCATCTATTTTCACCTCGTAATCGTTGATTGTTATATTGATAGAACCGTTATTAATGGTTATTGGCAAGACTGTTAAATCATACCAACCGCTTACTGAACCGCCAGCCCTGTAAATCAATTGCCCGCTCTCAACAGATTGTATATATGTTCTGAATACGAGCCATACATTATTCAAATCTGGATTATATCCTTTATTGCCAAATGAGATAGTCATATTACTGCGTGTATTTTTAGGTAAACGAATAGCTCCAGAAATATCATCTGCTTTGAATGTCCAATAATCATTTATCTTGCTACCATAAGGTTCGAGCAATTCCGCTTCAATAGAAACACGGTTAGGCACATCTACCTGATTGTCGATTTCATATTCGGCACAATCATCGGTTTGAATTAACAAATTAGCCGTTGGTTCCGCATAATTAGCATCAGCTGGAAAATTAAAATACAAGGTATTATTTATAGCACTGTAAGTAAAATATGCTCCAATACTTTGACACAATCCATTTAACGCTTCAAAATAGCTTTTGCCGCCTTCAGCTAAATAATTAATAATGCTAGCCTGTGGGGACGGAGAAAATGCAATATTAACAGCTGTTCCGAATATATTTTGCCAATCAGTTAAAACGCCACTCTGATTTAAAAGGTTATTTATTGCCTCTTCAGGCGTTACATAAACGGCATAGAAGCCTTTTGAAAGTCTTTTGCGTGATAATGCAAATAGAATATCGTAAGCCTCTATAACGGCATCAAGACCATTCTCAGACACCTTATTGGCATAACCCTGAAAAATTGTATAAGTATTTGTTGCGGTTGTTACTTTTATCCTAATAGGGAACTTATGAGTTAAATAAGGCTTATTGTCCACAATAGGATTAAAGGGAGAACTTGCCCCCGCTTTCGCAGGAGAAAATTCTCCCTCTGTATTTTTAACTTTAATTGCGACCTTATTCAATGTTGAATTACCATCGTAAATCAAATTCTCAATAATATTTACTTCTTTTACATAATTCGAAATGTTTTGCCATGTTCCGTCGGATAATCGCATTTCCACTACAAGCGTTTTATTCTTATCGGTCGATGATTTTAAGACATCATCGTTAACTACCGTGATTGGAAACATTAAGTTTCACCTCACAATCCTAATTCCAAATTTAATTCTTCAGCTAATTCGGAAATCAATCGTTTAAGTTCTTCTTTGTCGGCAATTACTGCATCATTAAATTCAACAGTCCAATTTATTGTATAGCTAATATTCTGAGCCTGAGAAGTCACTCCTGTGCTTCCTCCGCCGCCACCACCATTGCCAGCGGTTTCTCCAAGATAGTTTAATCCACCTACATCAATCTCAGAGAACATATTCTTGACTTCTTCATCTATATTAGGCACTTCAACTTTTTGCAGTTGAATTATTCCAAATGTTAACGCCTTGATAATATCAGCTATGAAATTATAGAGTTGGAAAAATGCGTTCCTTATACCAGCGAATATTCTATACAATAGTTTAGCTATTGGTATAATTATGTCATTAGCTAACCATGCAAATACCGCGGCTAAGAATTGAATTACAGGCACCAACATCTGTAAAATAGGCATTAGTAATGTTCCAAGTGTTTGCCCTGTTACAACAAGTATTCCAACAAGTGGTTGCAATAGTTGATTTAAAATAGGTTCTAATACCTTAAAGGTTGCTTGTGCTATTGTTGTGCCAGCGTTGACTATTTGCTTCAATAAATCTAAACCAGATATCATTTCAAGTAATGGACCAACCGAGCTTCCAAGAGCCGCCGCTAACCCATCAAACATAGGCATTAATGCACCAAATGCATCGCTTAATATTGGTGTGTTTTCTATCCTGTTTCCAACATCAGCAATTCTGTCCTCGATAGCGGTAAATACTGTATTGAACCCCTGAGATATATTATCAATAAATTCAGGTTCAATCCCAACATACTCAGCAATATCTTTAAGTGTATCAACAAATTGATTGGTTGATTCTTTAGCGGCATCCTTGACTGCGTTAAATAATTCGACTAAGCCTTGCACATCTTTAACCTGTGATAACTGCTGTAAGAATGACGGCAATTGTTTAAATATCGGTAAGTTAGTAACAACCGCACCAGATACAACTGCCCAAATTGCGCCTTCTTGTGTACCTCTACCTTGTCGTGCCAAAAACTGCATATTTTCAATAGATTGAATAATACCAGTTATAAACGGATTGATTGTTCCGCCTGTTATTCGAGTTAAAATAGCATTCCAATCCCAAGTTGCCTCTCTCTGTTGCTCTTCGCCTATTCCAGCGGTTTCAGCAATGTTGGCACTGGTATCTAATGTTGCGTTTTTGATTGCTTTTAATAAAATTTCAAATTCTTTCAAAAATTCAGGCAAGGTCCCTGCTAAGCTAGTAAAAGAACCTACAAATGTTTCTAATAACGCTACCATCTTGTCAAATATATAGCCAAGTTTGAAATTTGCCAAACCGCTTGTTTCAGTGTCTCCACCGCCTTCTATTGCAACACCTGCATCAACCATACCGCCAGGGTTAAATCCTCTTCTGCGTATTCTCTCTAATTGAGCAACAATCTCAGGATACTTTCTTACAAGCCATTGTGGAACAACATATTCGCCTTTGTGAACTATGCCCGCTGGTTCAAATGTTGTTCCAGAGCCTGTATATCCTCCTGTTGCTTTGCCCATTGAGAATGCAAATATATTTGTAATCCACTTTTTCCAAGTGTCCTTTGAAAACAAACTACCAATAGAACTTACTTTTTGTTCTGCTTTTGATAATTCTTCTATTAATGGTTTTCTTAATTCTTTATCAAAACCAAACAATTGTGCTATTTTCTCATCTGAAGCAATTGTGTTAGTTCCAACATTTAATCCCCAACCTAAGAAATCAGCAATTAATTTTGGTAAACCTAAACCTGTTGTATCTTCTGCTGTTGCAATCGGTTGGATAAGTGTCTTTTGAAGCCAATTAGTACCACGTCTCCACAAATTAGACAAGGCTGTTCCTTGAGTATTTTTTCTTAAGTTATTAATACTACCTATTCCACGTGCAAAAACTCCTCTTATTAAGTTAACTAAGCCACCGCCAGCATATCCTTTCACGTCTCTATCTATTTGTGCCACTATATCAGGATATTGCTCAACAAACCACGCTGGTAAGACATATTCTCCTTTGTGGACCAATCCAGCTGGTTGATATTTGCTGCCGTCTCCCGTATAACCGCCTTTTGCGAATTGTGTAAATTTTGCTGTCTCGCTTCCTCCACCGCCTGCTGGATTTTTCTTTATGGCATTTGGCGTATTTTTTAAAATGCGTTTGGCTTCTGCTAATGCATGAGCGAAATCTAAGCCTTGTGTATTCATTAGTTCAAAAGTTATCATTAATAGATTTAACGAATCACTTACTTTTATCATCATTTCGCTTAATATTTTATTATTCATTCCAGATGCTTTCCAGAACTGTGTTAATCTATCAACCTCATCAGCAAATTCGTCTATGGATTTAATCTTATCAATATGAATTACTTTTAATAGCCATGCTAAATTCTTATCATACAAACTGATAATTTTAAGATTAGCTCTTACATCTTCAATATAACTATCAGAATAATCCTTTTTCAATTTTTCTAAAACTGGTTTAATACTCACAACAGAAATTTCACTATATAACTCTTCGATTTTTTTTAATGAAGAAATAATATTAGCAATTTCAAGCGCTAATATGACGCTTAAAACAATCAACCAACCGCCAGGCGTTGGCGTAACTCTCAGTGCATAAAATGCGGCGGCCAACATAATCATAAATTTCGTTACAGCTTGTGCGAGTTTATTGTCAACATCACCAAAAACAATTTCATTGACAGTGAGAGCTAACGAATCAATGACTATTTTAATGCCTTTTAAAGCAATTTTTACGGCTGTAGTAAATAAATTTCTAATATTCTCAATCAGTTTCTCTATCGCTTCCTGATATTTATCGGCTTTTCCTGTTTCTAAATACTTCAATATTTCATCTAATATATCATCAACCGTTTCATAAACAGACGTCAGCAAATCAACGCCAGAAACAACAAATTTTATTGGTAACGGGATTTCTTCGTTAGCCCATGTTTCTTTGTTTCTTTTTACTGATTCCGCAATGTTTTCTCCGAATTTCTTGCCGAATCCAAAAGTCAAGCCCATATAAGTATCAAAGAATGATTTTAAGACCTCGGTATCCATATTCTCAAAGAATTTCATTAAATCTTCAAATGACATATCTTTTAATTGCGATAGATTTTTAATTAAACCCGCTGTGCCTTTTTCACCAGAAAACATTTCAGATAATTGTGTCATTAAACCCACCACAACGCCCGCCATCAACATAATAGACGGACGCATTATTTCAATGACACCAGAAATAGTTCGCACCGCTAATGAAATAGCAATAAATATCGCACCAAGTGCGATTAGTGTAAGTGCTATAAGACTTAGTTGTTTAAATATTTTTAATAATAATTCAGCGTTTCTGTCTTCGTTCAGCCAATCTGAAATCTTTTGAATAAATACAGTAATTTTATCAAGAGCATTATTAATATCATTTTTGAACACTTCTAATAATCTGTTTTTCAAGCTTTCAAAAGCATTCTTAAGTAAATTCAAGTGGTAAGCAACCGTGTTCTGCATATTTTCATAGAACTGTTTTAAAATACCGCTTTGTTGTCCTTGTTCAATGGCTTCTATACCAGCATCAATTTTATCTAAATTATTCAACATCTTTTCAAAAATTGACAACGACCTCTTTTGTAATCCGAGAGATTGTATTAATTGTTGCCTTGCTAATGGTGATTGGTAAAGAGTTGCAACTTGTTTCATTATTTCAACAGGACTTCTTTGTTCCCATGTTGTTCCTGTCCAATATTTTGTGCTAATTCCAGCGGCTTCAAGTTTTGGAGCTTTCTTTACTAAATCCATTAAGAATTGTGAGAATGAAGTCCTAAGCATTTGTGGCGGTATACCTGTTTGTGATAAGCCAACCAATGTCCCAAGAATTTCGCCCAATGGAGCATTAGCAAGCTCAGCGAACGAAGATATCTTCTGCAAAATACTTGCTAAATCGCTCATTTCAAATACACCATACGCAACAGCAGTTACTACACTGTTTAAGACATCGATAGATTTAGTCAATTCTATATTGTAAGCATTCATTAATGTAATTAATGATTTGAAAATATCAGAAGGTTTAGCACCCGTTGCAAAAGCAGCAATACTAATATTTCTCAAGACATCTTGCGCTACTTGGAAATTTTTATAACCAGCACTACCAATGAAATACAAAGCCTGTGCTACGTCTTGAAGAGCCACGCCTGTTTCTTGTTCCACGTCCCTAACTGTTGCAAATGTATCAGCCATTAACTTCGTTGCATCTGTTACATCTTGTGTAATAAACATCGTTGAAGCAAGAGCTGCTGTATATTCTGTTTTAGTTGCATCAGCAAGACTTCTGAGAACTTTAATCAACTGATAAGACAATAAGCTTCCAACCATTGTCATTGTATAACCCAATAGACGGAACATACCTGAAATATAATACAAACCTTGTGCGACTTGTCTAATATACTTATCAGCCAGACGCCACAAATCGAAATATCCTCTAACCGCTTCAAATGGTGCGATTAGAGCCTTGAGAAAAACTTTGCCATAACGTCGTAAATTCGGCATAACCGTTTCTACTGCTTTGCCAAACCACTCATCTAATCCACGAGCAAATTCTCTGATTTTTGGAATTGCTTTAGCAAAAGCACCGCCAATTTTATTCATGGCAGTTTCAAATTGTCTTCTTATGCCATAATAAAATTTATACCAATAATTAGTTTTGCCAGGTAAAGCTTTTAGCCCAGCCGAAGGCAATGCTTTAACTGTTTCTCTTATTATTCTATCTGGCAATCCAGAAACCTGCGGATAAATCTTTGCGGGCAATTTTGGCGTGTAAGGCACTAAATCTCTAGTGGGTCCAGAAGGTCCAATTTTATAGAAATGTTTCAATCGTATCTGTTGCCTACCTAACATTCGCAACCTATTAAACATTCCAATAAATGTTCGGATTTGAGCATTAAGTTCTTCGTTGATGTTTGTGTCAACTTTTATACGAATGCGTATATCTTTGCCACGATATTTATCAAGTGTTCTTAATAACGAATTTAAATCTTTGGATAACTTACGAATACCATCATTTTCATTGGCAAGTTGTAATTTTTTTATTGAATTGCCTAATCTATTTAAGGCGTTCGACATGTCTTTTATTTTATCTGTGATTCGTTTGTTGAAGACTTTTGAAAGTTTTTTAAAATCATCAAACTGTTTATTTAAACGTTCTAATTGCTCTACAATTTGGTCTATATTACTTTTCGCAACTATATTTATACTTACTGAATAAGAGGTTGCCACTTATAATCACCCCTTTCGCTTCATACGCTTCTGCGACTCATCGAGATATTTTATCTTGGCTTTAATAATGCTTTCTAAGATTATAAAATCATCTATTCTCACTTCTTCGGTTGTTCGTCCTGATGGTAGCATAATCAAATTAGCGTAATTATCAACACAAGGCATACACAACCGCAACCTATCAGCATATTTCATCATAATAATGCTATCAGGACGTAAACGAACCTTCCCTTCCGACATAATCAGCGTCATTATAGCACGCTCAATATCCATCATATCATTATTTATTTCTTTAATTTTGTCTGAAGCATATTTGATAATAGGAGTGATAGCTGCAAAATTTAGCTGTGCTACTACATACGGCTTGACACTATAGGGGAGCGTCCAATCTATGATGAAAGAAGTGAGGAAGTTTACATAATCTCCGTTTTGAAGAGCATACATTTCCTTCATTATGGGAACATCTCTGGTCCATATTTTTTCATCTTCTATTTTAAATTCCATTATTACCACCTAAAAAGTGGCAAGGCTTTTTCGCCCCGCCACTTATCTAAGTTTATATATTTCGTTTAGCTTGTTGTAAAGATTTTGAGCTACATCAAAACGCATCTTCTTGATTGTGTTGACGTTAATTGGATCTTTTTCGCTCCATTTAACTATAACGTCTGCAAGAAATTCTAATGGCAAGCTTTCCATATTCTCAAAAGTAATGACCTGTTCTCCGTCTTTGTATTCAACCTTTGGCTTACCAAGTGCGTTTTGCAACTTCTTAGCGGCTTCGGTTGTGATTTCGGCTAAAACTTCAACCCAATTGTCTGTCTCTTTGTTTGTTACTTCGCCTTTGTCATTAAAATAAATCTTTATCGTTTGGTTACTTGCGAATAAACCCATAATCACCCTCCTTTAATTATTAGCGGTTTTAATTTTTACACCTTCTATTGTGATTTCGTCTGCAGATTCTCTTAATCCTAATCTTGCAGTGATATATTCTGGACCACTTATATCGTGTGAAAATTCAACGACAAACGGTGAAGCAAGTGTGATTTTTGCTTCTTTTGTAGCGTCCACAAGGCTTTTAACACCTAATGCAACTGACACGCTGGATTGTGTCCCGTTTGCGAATGCGGTTTCCAACGCAGCATTCAAATCAATAGTAGCAACATCAGATGGATAGTATTCTATATTAATTTCTGCAAGTTCTAAATTACCAGCATCTATACCTGCTGCGTTCAAGCTACCATAAGTAAAGTAATCAATCAAGTTTTGATTAAGTGTGAACTCAAAATTATATACTTTATTCGATATTTCATCATTGTTGACATAAAGTGTAAGGTTGTCTGCTTTATAAAATTCTACAAAGTCATCAGCAGTTAAAACCAATATATGACCAGTGGGAGCAGACCCTGTTGAAGCTGCTCTTACATCAAGCGTTGCGGTTGGGATACCATCAACGGGGAACCTTACGCTGAATCCACTAAGGTAAACATCAGTATAAACTACTGTTGAAGAATCGTGTATTACTTCGATGGCTTCAATCTTAGGAGCGTTTGTAGTATTTAATGAAACTATTGAAGTAGCCGAATCATAATTACCTAAAATAGACCAGAACAAAAATGCCAACAATGAGTGGCGATAAGTGTCCAATGTTGGATCAGCTGCATCAGTTGCATCGAAAAGCTCAACGTCAATTGAACCTTCGTATGTTTTGTTGCCTACATAAACACCCACTGGTGTTCTTTTTCCGAATAATGCTTCAGAACTATTAATGTTGTTAAATCTTGGATTAATGCTTTCACTTCTAAATGGTAGTTCAATGGCAATTTTATTGTCATTTACTTTTGCATATACAATCACTTTCGATTTGCTTCCAATTAATGGCATAAACATCACCTCCAAATTAAATCTTAAAACGCTATCTGTATCGGATAATGTGATAATGCATTCGGTCTTAATTCCATTTTAATTAATTTATAATTTCCGTATTCATCAAATTTGTAAATTGAAAATTTCGGAAATGTTATTGTGAATAATAACGTGCTATTTTCGTAATACTGAACCTGAACTGCAATGTCGTTTCCGTCAAGATATGCCTGCTTTATTGTCCCATCGTCTACTACCGTTAACGATACAGATACGTTTAACTCGTTCGATACAAAATCGTCAACTATATTAGTGTTTCCAATTTTTGGTTCTATATTTTGATTTATCTCAATCGTTGTATGATTAGTAGGTAATTCCACAAAACTCCCTATTGTATCTCCTGTGTAAACTGCATAACCAACTACAAAATTATGTGGTAATAATTGTGTTGAAGCTGTGCTTTCATCTGGTAAGGTATCGGTGGTAGCCGTTGGATAATTATAGTGATAACTTGTGATTTTCATGCTCGGAAAAGTATCTATTGGTATATCAATCGTTAATTCATCAATTACTCCATCTGGAACATAATATATTTGATTTTTCTCAAATACCCGATAACCATAAACAAATGTATAGTCTCCAGCGTTGTGTCCATCATCAGGAACATAAACAGCGTTTGTATCATCATAAATCGGGCAAATAAGATTTTTGAATACATTTTCAATCAGCGGGAAGGTTAGTTCATACGTTCCTTCAGCCTTAGTTAAATAAGCATAACTTCTTAACACAGCGGTCCTTGTTCTTAATTTACGGAGTGCTTTTATTTCCTCCTTTGGTTTCGAAACCTCTACATCAAAATTCAATGTCCTCAATAAAAACGGATTTAAAGTGGAAACCTGCATAAACACTCCGTCAACAATCATTCGGACCACCTTACCCTAAACAGCAAATACAAAAAGACAAGTCGTTGTGGAATCAAAACTTTATACGCAAAATTCTCCAGCGACGCAATATCGTAAACGTTTTTCATGGCTTTAGAAACTTTATCTATATAATCATCGAGGGTAGCATAAATGGAATTGTTATATCGAAGTGTTATCATAACACCGTGCCTTCCTTCAACCATATCCTTGCCATAAGTCATTGGTTGAAGACTACCCTCAACATTAAGAATATAAGCTTTATTCGGTTGCAACAACACACGTTCGTCTGTGACTATATCTAATGTAATTCCTTGATTTTGTAGCTCGGTTTTTAAATCGTTTATTCGCTGAAATATTCTCATTCTCTCACCTCAAAAGCCTTTTCCAACATAAACACAACTATTGAATCAAGGCTTCGAACTAAATCGTCAGTTGATTTTCCAGCTAATCTCCATTCTTTAATTCCTTCTTTCAAAATCTGTTTCCATATTTTCTCTGCGTCAAAATAAACACCATATCTCTCTTGTTTCTGTTCAGCCCAATCCATTATTTCAGCTAACGTTGGCGCTACTTGTCCGCCTTCTTCTAAAACCGCCGCGTAAGGAGCAGCATTTCTAACTTGTATCCATACATCGTTAATTTGCCTGTTTTGCTCAACAACCGCAATATTCTCTAAATAAAATCCTGTTGTGTGTGCTGGAACCGTATGTTCTTCGTCGATATATTTTTCTGTGTTGTGTATCCAATAAAGCTTTGCCCCTTCAGCAACGCCTTTTGCAACAACAAATGTAACATTTTTAAGTATCTGCTCAAATTTCTGAAGAAATTCTTCCATTTCCACGGCACATCATCTCGGTATCCTAAAGTGTCTAATTAACCTCAATAAATGTTCTTTGGCTGTATCTAAGTTTCCTTCCATTGTCTGAACTGAATAAGCTTGTAATTTTCTAAAATCAACAACAATTCTCTCAAAAGCATCGGCTCTGAAGTTATCCTCATCTAAAATATAACACTCTACGCTTAAACACGAATGTTCTGTTGCATTATTAAATATTATCAAATGTCTATCATAATTAACAGAATAAGTGGACGAGTCGACGACGGCGCCGTCCTCGTCCCGCACTACCAAACTTTCGTCAGAAAGTATCGTATAAGGCGTTTTTATTTCGAAAATCTTATTTTCCAAATCCAATGGCTCGGCATCAAGTTGGCGAAACAAAATATTTCGCTCAAGTAATTCATTTATTTCACTGTCTGAAAATAAATAATTCTCTGGGTCTCTATCGGCTATAAGCCATCTGCCGAGTTCGATATTAGTCATTTATACCGCCTCATTTCTTTGTAGGCTTTTTCTTAGGTTCTTCCTTTACAAGTTTTTCTTCAACAACAGGTTCCTCTTCAACTTCAATTTTTATATAAAGTCCTTCTTCGTCTTTAAACATTTCATATGGCACACCATTTTCAACATAATATTTAGTCCATTCGGGAACCTTAACATATTTCTTCTTGAAAGTCATCTAATTCACCTCTTTTAAATTATGCTAATGTCCAAACCCCCATAAGAGCAGAATCTCTAACTTCAAGTGTGTATTCTCCGACCATCATGTAAGCAGTGTAGTCGCCGTTCTTTGGTAATTCCCACATGTGAAGTGGTCTAAATGGTCTTACTTTAATTTTGTTGACGTCAATGTAATAAATCTTGTTTTGTGGGAGTTGTGGTGCGCTTCTAAGTTCTACTTCTCCCCATTCGCTTATGTAAATAGACCTTACTCCACCAGCGACTTGGTCTCTTGGAGCAGTTACGATTTTGTCTTGAAGGAGAGCATTAAAGTTTTCTTTTGTTTTTGGATGCATCCAAACTACATCAATTGGCTGATTTTGTCTTTGGTAATAAAGAAGTTCAAGCCATGTTTTGAAGTTGGCTTCACTAAATGCACCTGATGTAGTTACACCGTTATTGGTTATAAACTCATCAATACCACTCATCATTCTCGCACCGCTATTATCGCTTGGTTCATAAAGCTTACCAAGGATTATAGTTCTTTCAAGTAATATTCTCAATTTCTTCATCTTTTCTTGAGTTTTGGCTGCGAGTAAGTTGAGATTGTATTCTACATCTGCACTCCTTTGAGTATCAGAAAATTTGATTGTCTCAGTGAAGATTTGAGTTACATTGTACCTTTTAACAGCGGTTACAAAACCACTGTCAACGTATTCACTTGCTTCAGGCATCGCATCGGAAATAAGTTCTAATTTTGCTCCTGCTGATAAGTCGGCGTCGGTTCCAGAAACAACGGAAACGGTTATATCGCCAGTGTTGATATTAACACCAGTTACTCTGTAATATACATTACCAGCCTTTAAAATGTTTCCAACTTTAATCAGCTTTGCGTCGTCAGTGCTGACTCTAATTACTCCTCCGCCAGCTGTATAAGCAGATGCAACAGTAAATGAGAATGGCAATGGAACATCATCCCACCATTCAAGTTTTGTGGAACTAATTGGTTTTCCTTCGCCTATAAGATTGAGTATAGGTGTGCTTGGGAGTTGAATTTGGAAAAATTCTTTATCTATTTCTACCGCATTTTCGGGAATATTATATGTAGTTACTAAACCGTTTACACTTGCCATAATAATCACCTCCGTGTTTATCTACGTTATCTACCAAATTTTTGAGCTAATTTTGCCTCCAATGAATTTGCGGTTGCTGCCGCAACATTCGATGGAGTTACAGTTCCTCTTTGTGCCGCTTTTTGCTGTTCTTCAACTTTCTTCGCAATATATTCATCAAATTTACGTTTAATAATTTCGATTTTTTGTTCCAACTCTTGTTTTGCTTCGGCAAATGGTTTTGTTGACAAAGAAGTTACATCAACTAAATCTGCAAATTCATCAGGAATGCCATACGCCTTAACAAGAGCCGCTTTGTGTGCGGATAAAAACTCTTCTCTTTCCATTCTTAATAATTCCTGAAATTTACCTTCTTCCTCTAAACGCTTCTTCTCTGCTTCCCTCTTTAATTTTTCTTCTCTTGTTTTTATAGCCTCAGTTATCCTGCGGTCGATTTCCGATTGAAAAGACTTCTTATCCATAAAAACTAAATCTTCCGTATTTATCCCTAATTCTTCCGCAGTTTTCCTTAAAATTTCAACAGGATCATCATCATGTAAAACTTCTTCTTCACCAATAACATCTTCCTGTGCCTGAGTTTGTGTTTCTTCAACGTTTGTGCTCTCTTTAGTCTTCTCAGGTTCATTGACATTCCCCTCATCAGCAAAGAGTTGAATGTCAATGCCCCTTAGTCTTTCTGCCATAATCAACACCTCCATAATATTATTTTACACTAAAGTAAAAATTTGTAAAGTTATTTAGCCCACTTGCAACCGTATCGTTTTGCTAATCTTAACGCTTTGTCGGCAATAGCCTGTTCCTTATGCATTAAAGCAAGTCTTCTTGCGTCTGCTAAATCCGCACAACTCACTTTCCATTTGCCGCTTTGTGAATCCCATCTTTTATACGGATACCTTCTTCCACTTGGATCTAAGAAAACGTGTGTTGGATATTTTTCCCTTTTCTTGCTGCCCGCAGGCACGTTTGCAGGTGCTAGGCTTTTCGCCATTTTAATCACCTCCTCGCCAAAAACATTCCATCACACAAGAAATGCGGAGCTAAAAATCTGTATCCTTCTTCAAATAACTGCTTGCCCTTATATTCCCTTTCGTTTTCAAAATACAATTTCTGCACCTCGGTAAACGGAATATTTCTGAATAATGTCCGTCTGGTTTTACAAACAGGATGCTTAAACGATCGATGTAAAATTGGCATCCAAGCAACATATAACTCTTTCTGCGTAGTTTCAACAACTGAAGCATAAGTTGCAAATAAAACGTATCTTACAATAGTTATAAGCCTATTCATCACATGAACAAAAATTATATTTTTAATCTCTTTTGCTATTTCTTTAAGTGTTTTTAAATCGCCTTTGTTTTCGGGAGAAACACCCATCAAATTTACCATTAGCAAATCTTTAATTTTATCAGCAGTAAAATTCGCAGTCTGTTCTAAAATGCGTCTTATTTCATCACGCACGGACGGATTTACACCAAAACTTAAATAGTTGCCAATGAAATTAATAATTTCGGTCGCAAAATCAGAAAAAATATCATAATATCCAGCTCTAACTTCGACATGCACTGTGTTAATTAACAAATCTTGGTCTTCAATTCCCATAAAACTATCAAGCATAGTATCTATTGCTTTATCATACATTGCTAAAGTTGTTTGTGTTAATATCTTTTTTATTATCGTCCCTGCCTTTTTAGCCGTATAATTAGGTTTATACTGTTTCATCAGTTCTCACCTCGGGCTTCCCAGGATTTCCTCTTTTGGATTTCCTCCCAACATTAATCACGATCTCATTTGCTTCGTTCGCCTCTTCCTTCTTAATTCGTTTTTGTTCAAGATCATAATTAATATCTAACCTTTCGGCGATAGTTCTCTTAGAAATTATGCCCATGTTCTTCAATTGTGCGAACTTTTGGACATCTTCGAGAACGTCATTTGGAATAATTTCATCGGTAACAATTTTGAAATCATCTTCAATGCCATAATACTTCAATATTAATTTTAACGCTCTTTTTAAACCTGTAAAGTAATTCTTACGATAAGTTTCTATCTTTTTTACAAGTTTCAAGAGTTTCAGTTTTAATGCATATCCAGTGCTTTCTTTTACATGGGACAACATTAATTCTGGGTTTTTAGATTTAAGATAATCTTCTAAAAATTTAACTTTTTCTAACATCGAAGGCAAAATGTCGCCTTTGTATTCAAGAATAGAAATACTTGCGTTTTCGTTAATTGCCCATAAGTTTTCTTCTTTCTTCAACGAATTTGTGTCTCTTAAACCAGAAACAACCAATTTTGGATTGGCATAAATATCTTCAATAGCCGACATTCTGCTTAATGTTGAGTTGATTTCATCAATTGTTTTATAAACAATATTCAATTCCGATTCACCAAAAAAGTTATTTCTTAATGAAGGTTTATTTATAACATGAATAAACCAGAAATCACCATAAGGGTTGTCAATATCCTTAACAACCTCGTCGTCAATCAATATTCTAATTCTATCTTTAGAATATTCCTCACGCACATAAACAACTTCGCCTTGCTCGTTATAGGCTTTATATTCAACAATCCACATTGAAACAGTATTAAACGTTGGCACATACTTTATTACGGCATTATCTAATCTCGCGACGCTTAGCACTGGAACGCCTTCATCATCGATTGCAAACTTCAGAAAGGTGTCGCCTAAAATTAAACCTTGCAAAACATACAAATTCCAGACATTATTAAATTCAGCAGTCGACATGTATTCATTTAACAATTCAGCCACCTTCTGATTTTCGCTTTCAATATGCATCTTTGTTCCTGTAATAAGAATATAATCCGTTGAGACAATTTCATCGGCATAGTCGACTAACGGTCTGGTAATTTGAGTAACTTCTCCTTTTTTGTTCTTAACAATAAACAGTTTGTTCGTTTCACAATAACTTTCATCATACCTTTCATAAAACAACTTCAAATATTCAGAATACGGTTTGTCAACAATTAATTCAAGCATAATATCACTCCTTTACTCCCAAAGGTCTACTGACATTGAAAACGCTAAATCTTCACGCACGCCCCAAGCGGCAAGTGCAAGGGCTATTACCATATCATCATGCACCCGCTTGTTGTCTGAACCCATTTTAACTGTTCTTGTTGATTGTTCTCTTCTAAAATATTTCATCTCATCTCGCAATGTTTGCTCTTTCGCAGGCAATAACAACTCGTGCCTTTCAAGCAAAAGAACAAGATTGTCAATTAGCTCAGATTTGCTCTTCATTGTTAATGTTATCGGGATAGCTCTCTTGATTTTCTCGGCTATTGGACGTCCAACAGTTGTGGCGTCCATGTAAACATCTGCGTCGTATTTTTGGCTTAATCTGTTAGCTTCCTGAATTATATATTCGTAAGTTGTTTCGTTAAATCTAACTATTTCGGCAATAGTATACGGCTTTCTCGTTACATCAAGAACCATAAAGACGTTAAAGTCGTTTACTTGTGCTATATCTAAACCGATAATATATTTGTGTGATGGAATGTAGCCCGCTGGTGTGTAATCTTCAAAAGCCTTCTTCATAATACGCCATGTAAATACTGCTCTACTGTCATCGATAAATTCTCCCATGTATTCTTGGTTAAATACATATTCTGGTAATTTTTTTCTCTGCTTCTCAATCTCCTCGAAATCAAGAAATGGATTATCATAAACAGTAGCATGAAACCATTTATAATATCCCGATTGGTCTTCTTGTGCTTCTCGATACAAATCAAAAAAGTAATTTCTACCATATGGTGTAGATTCAAGATAAATTTTAGCTCCCGTATCTAATCGCATTGGCATAATTACGTTATAAAAAACTTCATCAGAAACAAATGAAGCTTCAGTAACATAGATAAAATGCGTTTTTCTTCCTCTGAGATACCGCCCTTTAAAAGCGGTAGAACGCACCATAATTCTTGATCCATTTACTAATGTCATTTCAGGAAACGGGGCATTCTTTAACTCTTTCACAAAAATGGAAAATGGATGTACTTCCGAATCAATTAAATCAGGAAATGGATTGGTTTCTAATGCATCTGCTATTAAATCGAAGTACAATTTAGCCTGGTCTATTGATGGTGCAGTAATTAATGTCGTAGTTTTACGATGTATAAGTGCATTATGAAATGCAGTAGACGCCAAATAAGTTGTTTTTCCAAAACGTCTACCAGCTACAACGATATTTATTTCGCCGTCAAGATTCAATAGTTCAATATGCTTTGGCGCAAGTTTTTTAAATCCGTATAGTAGCTTCGCAAATAATACCCTATCCCTCAGAGCTTCCGCCAGTTTCCTTTGCATCAGATACTTTTTTGTCAGCATCTTTCCCCTCCAGCTGGCCAATAGCCTTCATCAGGCCCTCAAGTAAATCTGTTTCTTCGTGTTCAATTTGTCTATATTCTTCAGCGGCTGCAAGCCTGACTTCAGATGTCACAGTTTTATAAAGTTCTGAAAGTGCTTTTAACATATCAGGACGTATGTTATGCCACATGTTATTATCAATCAATGCCTTAAGAACAGCTCGCACTTTCTCAGCAAGGATTTGGTTCTTAACACGTTCATGTTGCAAGGATTCAGCACGCTTTAAATTCTTGATAAACTGCTCATCAACTTTGTCAATTTGAATATCTAAATTATCATTCATCTGATGTTTCTTGTGGACTGATAAGTCGTAAATCGTAACCTTAACTCCATGCTCTTCTGCAATCATCTTTGAAATTTGACGATAAGGAATTTGTGCCGCCATCATTGTGTCAATAACAGGCACTAAATCTGGGTGCTTGTCGCAAATTTTACAATTACGGTTCGCATGATGCGTTTTAACGCCTATACCTTCTTGCAAACCTTCATAAATTTGTGGTGTGGGTTTCTTCTTTTCAGCCATTTCTACCACCCCCTTATACGACGCAAAATTAAATACGCAAACCAAAATGCAACTTGATACCATTAGGGTAGTCAACTAAGGCTTTTGCAAGCCTCCGCTTCTACAAGATGTATAATTCCGACCTAAATATCAAACTTTTCTACAATTAGATAATTCCAATCAATGTGAGTGTTTCTCCTACAAATAAATTCTTCTTTGGTATCTAGATTTTCAGCATTAACAACTATTACCAAATTAGAATATTTATATTGTAATTCATATTCAAAATCTTCAAATTCTTCGAAAAAATTTCTACGTTGCATATATGTTAAATGTTCATGCAACAATAATGTAAGTTCAATAACAGAATATGGTTCGTCATTGCGTAATTCAGTTTGCCATTTAGTTACAAAAACAGAATAATATTCAATATTATTATATTTATCCAAAAATTCTTTTAATACTTTTTTTAGTTTATCTTTTAATAATTCAACTATCGCAAACATATTATTGTGTATGTTGTTAATTTTATTTTCTAAGTTTTTAAACATTTTTAAACCTCCTTCCTGAATTTCCTTTCGGCCACAGATCTTAAAGCAACTGGAGTTGCAACAGATAGTAATGCAGAAATAACAGCTAATACTATAAGTAATTCAATCAAAGTAAATCCTCTTTTCATCTTATCACCTCATGCTCGTACTGGAAGTACAATATATAGATAACCACCTACATCTTTCGAATTTATCTGCATTGGACTAAGTTCACCAACAAAGTTAAAAACAACTTCTTCTTCCTCAATCTTTTTAACCGCTTCATTTAAAAACCTTGGATTGAAATTAATTGTAATGTCCTCTCCTTCTTTTTCAATAGGAATTTCTTCTATTACTTCTCCATATTCGGGGCTTTGACTACTTAGTTCCAATGTATCATCCAAAACTTTTAACTGAACTTTGGCTGTTCCCCTCTTTGCAATGATCATTGTTCTTTTTAAACTCTCCAAAAATTGATCTTTATTAAAAACTATCCTAGATTTAAATGCTTTTGGAAGCACGCGCTTATAATCAGGGAATACTTCCTCTAC